ATAGTCATCATGCTCGCCTACGGGGAATGAAGCAACTTCTTCTACAACTTCACGTGCCCACCTAGTATCAGGTGCCCACACTTTACCGCTTGTAAATAAATCAGCAACGGCATTAAGTCTCACTATCTTATCATTACCACGCGACGGTGTAAATTCCTGCACCGGTATACCCATTCTTCTTAATTCTTGAATCAACGGCGACCCCGCTGCCTTTTTCTCCACTATGAACGCATCAGGCTGCCACTCTTTGTAATGTTTAAGTGCCATCTGTTTTAGTTCTGGAAACGCCATCCTATCTTTAAAAGCATCAAGGAGAATAATATTAGGCTGGTTTTTGTCCTCATTGTTATACCAAACGCCCCAAGTTGTACATGCAGAATAGTCAGCTGTTGTTTTAGTTTCAAACGCCGTATCCCAAGACTGTATAACATACTCACATCTAGGTGGGTCGTCTGCTTCCCAAATATTCCAGTCTTTCCTACCAATTATCGCCGCAGAATCCGCGGTTGGGTTCTGCATATACTGAGCGTTCCAATATCTTGGATCAATAGATGCCTTCGTATTCTTTAGCGCTTCAAGGGGCCACTGTTCGGGCCAAAGGCTTTTTTCATCTTCTGTATCTTCGTTAAGAATCGCAGGCAGTTCTACCAATTCCCACGGAATAGTATTAGGATTTTTAATCTGGTAGTCCAACAATCTTCCTGTCAGGTCAAGTAACGACCATCTAGTCATAATGACTATAATAGCTCCGCCGGGCATCAAACGCTGTAATGGACCAGTCTGAAACCAACTCCAAGCAGTATCGAACGCTAAACGAGAATTTGACTTAACGTCTTGCTCAGAATGTGGGTCATCAATAACAAATAAATCAGCGCCACGACCGGCGAGAGCGCCGCCAACACCAGCGGCATAATATTGTCCACCTGCCCCAGTACTCCACTTGCCCGCAGCCTTCTGGTCATCCGCAACAACTGTGTCCGGAAATATTTCATGGTACTCCTCACTTTCTAATAAGTTTCTTACACGCCGTCCAAAGTCTTCTGACAAACCCGCTGTATGGGTTCCCATAATAATCTTCTTCTCAGGGTATTTACCTAGAAAGTATGCCGGAAATAAATACGAACTAAACTCAGATTTTCCCATCCTTGGTGCAATATTAATAATAACGCGCTTTTTGCGCCCCTCAACAACATCTTGGAATATTTTAGCTAAGCGTCTGTGCTGTGGTCCAATCTTAAAGCCGGGGTATATTCTTTTAGCAAACTCTAGCATGTCATCTTTAGCTAGATCAATTTCACCACGACGTTCTTTTTCTTCTAAATCTTCTAGAAACTTAAGCTTTTCCGCTTTTGTCATTAGTGGTAGCGCTTTTTGCGCTGCTTGTAGTTCTTCAGGACTTAGCATCGCCGCCTTCTACCTGTTTAGATTCCACATCCACAACTTCTACTTTACCCATAAACTTACCAAGCTTCTCCTTAATACGTTTCTCAAGCTCTTCATCGCTAACATCTTCAGTTTTAACCTGTACCCTGTCAGTAAATAGGGCGACTTCTGTAACCTTACCTAGCATTTCTAAAGCTTTTAAACGTATTCTAGCGTCTGGGTGGTCAGTTTCTTGCACAATTTTTGTTACAGCCATGCTTCTAAGCTCTTCTGCCTGCTCAATAAACTTCCACTGGTATGCGCTGACCATTGCTACCGTAGATCTAATCTCTTCCGGTACTTCTAACTTTAGAAGTTGTTCTTTGGCTTTAGGGTCGGCGTTGATTAATGAGGTGAATGCTTCAACAGCTTTGGCTTCTTGCGCTTTTGACACGATCATGTCGTCCTCTCCGGTAATATCGGCAAGCCAATCCGTCGTTTTTATCTGAGCGTCAAGTGTTTGTGAGGGGGAAATCTTATTTAAAGCGGTAAAGTCTTGCCGTTCTGCCTCTGGGACAGGTATAAAGTCTGCTTCATTTGCTTCTACTAAGTGACTCAATAACAAGTTAACCTCTCTTTTTTGCGCGGTGGGTTCGCGTATGGTTTTGATTGTAACAGTATTTTAATTTTTTTGTTATACTGGCGTTGCAAGTGCTCATACATTTGCTTTTCCTTTAGTATTCTTTAGCCCCATCCTAAGCGTTGGGGCTTTTTTTATTGGCTAGTGTCTAAGATTTGACATGACTCATAGGATTTTTTACAAAATTTGACATTTTTTTAAGTTGCGTGTGGGGAATAGTGATCTAGTGGACTGGACTGTCCTCGTCGATTTGAGGTGGGTTGGGGGGTAGTGGGGTAAATATAGATACTAGAATCATACCATATGTTATAATAGAGTCATCTAGTGAGGAATTGCTAGTGTGTTGCCAAGCCACTTCGCTTGGCTTTTTTATTTGGAGGTTTTATGAAGGCTGTCTTTACGAAATACATTGATGCTGTTGCTAAACACATTGATGCTGGTGTCTCTCTCAAAGAAGTTATGGATACAGTTAAGCCTATCTATAACAAGTCAAGCCTAGAGGAACAGTTAGAGTTGCGTAGTGCTATTGCTACACTCATTGGTAAGAAAAAGAAAGTCACACCAATCACGATTGAGAAAGGTGTTTACACAGGTTCGCTTGGTTTCAACGCACATGGCACAGCGAAAGAGGAACAGGCTCGGGCAATGCTTAAGTATTATATGCCAACCCATGTGGAGAAAACCTCCACAACAAGTTCTAAACAGGTAGACCCGATTGTGCAACGTGCTAACAAACTCAATAAGGATTTCACGAAAGCACAGTTACGCAAACTTGTTGCACTACTCAATGTTTAATCAAACCGACAGGGATTGCGAATCATGCGAGAGGGCGAGGCTTTACTGCTATTTCAATTCCTGTCAAATCTAACTTAACGAAAGGAAAATCAAATGAATTACGCACGATATTACGGAAGCAAAGCAAAGGGTTGGTTCGTCGAGATATACCCAACACCTGAACAACGCAACTGCTTAGCACGCTTTCAAGTAACAGGCAAAGTAGAAGCACGCAAGGTAGCACACCAACACAACGCAATCCCATATAACTTTTGAGGAGACACCTGTGAAATCAATATCACGAAAGAGAACTATACACATACGCATTATGAGGGCGTATCGTGTTAATGGTAAAGCGTGGGACATCAACGTCTCACGCCGTAAGCGTAGTAGCAGTATCCGTAAGGCAAAAGCATTATCAAACCATGTGGACAACCTGTCCACAACAACCATCTAAGGAGAGCATTATGAAAGCACTAAAGAACAACGCATCACTATGGGTATTAGTATTCAAGCAAGACAACAAAGTAACAGAGGTAGGCAACTACTATGACTCACTCAACAAAGCAATCAAGGCTGTGCGAAAGATGAACGGCGTAGATACACTCGACACAGGGTGGACAGCCATGACTTCAGTAAGACTCGCAGACATGATGAGAAAGGAGATACGTTAACTTGTTATGGAGAGTTGTGTTGTTTTGCACTAACGTCCAGCGTGTCCAACATTGTTAGTTCTTTTAGCGTAGCACGGGACACCTCCCAAGCGTTTATATATAAGGCGTTGAAGATTTGAAGTCCAAGTGTCCATAATATAATATATATTATTTATTTATTTATATATATAGGGTTGTTAGTTTATTCATTGTTTTAATTTAAAGCACTAACATTCTTATAAAAAGGTTTATTGTTTATAGTATTCCAAAAAGACTGGACAACTGGACATCACATCAGCAAACCCATATACTTAAAGGCACAAGAGGTGACTTACTCTGCACAAAAAAGAATAACAATGTTTGACACAATGGACTGTTAGGTGGACAATATAACTTTAATCATACAAAAAGGAACTAACAATGAATAAACGTAAACCAATCACACGTAATTCAACGCCGAAACAAATCTATAATTATTTGGTAAGCAACTACCCAAGTATGCCTGTTGCATTCATACACGCAAGAATAGATGCACTAAAAGAAAAGCGTAGGGCTAACAATCAAAAGAAACAACTACGTGTTAGGTTAAAGACTGAATGGGCAGTAGTGCTAACACCCTTAAGAGATACGATACAAAGTATTATCACTCACCAACATCTCTATGAACAAGCGAACCCTGCTTATTATAAGTTCAACATTAAATACCTAACGCTTCTGCGTGCATTGAGAGACGAGTTGAAAGATAAAGAGAAGAACAACATATCGCCAAAACCAAACGCAACATGGGTTGACTACGTGCCTGATGAAGTCAAGGATAAAGTAAAAGAAAAATATAATACCTTGCCACGCACCAGTCCTCATACTGTGTATCGAGAGATATTTAAAAGCCCGAACGTGCTGTCTAGAAACAAACAGAGTCAACGTAACAAGTTGAACGACCACATAGACAGAATGATAAATGAAATGGGTCGAGGTGTAGCGTCAGGGATACACGCTAATTATTATGAGATGAACTTACGTTTCTATGAGGAGGCGTTGCGTAGATTAAATAACTTGCCGTTTAAAAAGGCGATACCAAAAAGTGTGGAAGGTTTGTTTAGTGTTGAGGAGTTGTTGCAGTATGGGTATGTTAGTAGTATTTAATTTAAAAGGAGAAGTTATGAAAGATTTATTGGAGTGGTTGTTGATGATGGTGTTTGGCATTGTGTTTGGCATTATGTTTTGGTCTGCGTTTTTTGATGTGAACTTTGTGGAGGTTATCTCCACAAGAATGTCTAATGTTTTTATTAACTTGTTAGGGAGTGTTGTATGAATGATTTAGATTACTGGTTGGCACACGCCAACGCAAGACGTATGGTTGAGACAGGCGGTGGGTTTCATCATGCACTAGGTAGGTTGTTCTTCAAGGCAGATAGCAGTAATGCTAGGCGATTAATAGATGCGTTCCCACATGAGTTCTTAAAAAAGGAGAGTGATGATGAGTGATGGTAGCCCGAATTTATTTACTGTGTATATAAGTGAGACGTTCTCAGGGTATGTGAATGTTGAAGCAGATAGTAAAGATGAAGCCGAAGAACGAGCAAGGGAACTTTTAGATAGTGGTTTGCTAAACCCATGCGAGGACTTTGATGGTGATTGTATTATTGAAGCAGAGAAATATGATGAGGAGAGTAATGATGAATGATGATTTGAAGCCACATAGTTTTATGGCAATGTGTTTAGACATAAACAGTGATGCCAAGTTGGTGAAGCACAAGGTGAAGTATGTAGTAAACAATGTAGACAGGGAATGGGTTGTGATGGCTAAAGACCCAATGGACGCAATAAAGAAAACGCAAGAATACTTGGGGGTATTGATATGAAAGCAAGAACGAATACACAGTTAGATAGAATGTGGAAACGCAGAGGCTTACATAAGGTGAAGCGTATTAGTAAAACGAATGGTGTGCTACGCACATGGTTGTACGCCAAGTTAGAAAGAGAACTAGATGATATGCGACTTGGCTTAAAAGATTTATTAGTCGACACGATAGCCATGCGTAGAAATAAGCAGACTGTACCTGACTGCCCGAAGTATAGATGGGTGTGATGTGAAGTATAAGCATAGGCATGCGAAGTTAATCAAAGCGTGGGCTGATGGTGCAGTTATTCAATACAAGCACAGGACTATAAACAAATGGTTCGACTGTGAGAATAACAATCCAAGATGGCACATATCTATTAAATACAGAATCAAAAAGGAGAAGTGAAATGGGTTATAGAAGCGAAGTAGCATACGTTATTAACTTTAGTAGTAAAGAGAAACGTGACGATTATATTAACGTAGTATTAGCGACAGGGGATACGGGTTTGATAAACGCCTTGAAAGATTGTGATGTGCCGTTTGATGGTGATGCTTGTTGTATTAACTTCTACGCCAATGATGTGAAGTGGTATGACTCGTATGAAGATGTTAAGGCACACACTAAGTTATACAGTTGGGCAGTCGAGTTATACCCTGAAGATTGTGGGTATCGGTTTATATGTATCGGCGAAGAGGAAGGTGACATTGAGAATGATTCCGATGGCGAGGGTGATTGGATACCTGACGATGACTTCTACACCTACACATCTATGGAAGTTCCGTTCAACCCACAGTATGACAAGTTTGATTTAGATAAATATTTATTAACCACAAAGGAGGAAGCGTAATGGAAGGACTAGGTAAAGTATCACCAACATATAACATCAACGAACTACCAGTAACAATAGAAGAGGAGAAGCAAATGGACGCAATCATCACAGGTTTATCAGGCAATCAATATCAACCAATGGACACATCACCTATACCACACACACCAACCATCAAGGAGTTATTCAATACGCTAGCAACAACCATGCAACAACTAGGCTCTCTTATTGAAAGTCACTATCATCAGTCTTCTCAGGACAGTTTAGTTGAGGCTGTGGATACGGCGTTGGAAAACGCTGATTGGCTTTA